AATTATATTATTTAATAGTTAATCTTGAAAGTCTTTAATCATATAAATTTCATCTGATTGATCAAGTGATTTCTTTTTATTGTTCATATTGCTCAAAGTACGTATTCTAAATACTAATTTTTCATTATTGTAATCGGAATATATACAATGTACTTTTCCACCAAATGAACTGTGTTTTATTGCGAAATTAATATCATCCATGGTAATATTTTTATTCAACAAAACTTCCGGATCTATTTCAATACGTGTGATCCATTTGCTATATTCGGGTTTTTCTTCAACAATTTGTAAACACTCCTTCACCATATCTTCATATTCATAATATTGTTCTAACAACAATTTATCATCTTCAATAAAAGTAGACCTTTCATCGGGATCAAAATATATTTGTATACTCTTCACTAAGTCTTGGAGTTTAGTATACTCAATCATATTAGAATATTTATTAGCTTTTTCCTTATTATCTTCATCATGTTGTTTCAAATGAATAGTAAGTGATGGATTTTTCGGATTTTTCGTCAAACGCAATAATTCCTCAATACGTGGTACACCACGAGTTACATTAGATTTACTTCCCACGCCAGCGTGGTGAAAAGTATTAAGAGTCATCTGTGTGGCCGGTTCACCAATCGATTGACCTGCTATAATTCCGACCATTTCTCCTGGATGAACAATAGACGTCTTATATTTACGTACAATGTTTTCCAATGTCATGATCAAAGCATCTTTATGAAAACGTTTTATAACCAATAAATCTTTTGGACTCAAGTAATAATAGTACATTATTTCGAATAATTTCGACGTTTTAACACCCATATATTTGGTTATTTTGTCATAATATTTCTCGATGATTTCAAACGCTTCATGTGGTGTAATATTCACAATCGAATTTCCATTTAAATTCATTTGACCTTGAACATTCGCAATAATATGACTGAATGAAACAGGTAATTTAATCCTGTTATCATCTTTCATTAGGAACACCTTTTCTACCAATTCATTGCGATTTTCTATCATAAAATCAATATATTTTTTACATTTATCCTTAGTTATCACACGTTCCTTTTTCAAACGTTTCAACGTACTAGATTCATATATCGATAGTAAATCCTTATCCTTATCTTGTAAACCAGGAATATCATAATGCATATATATATCTTCAATAGACATTGAAACCAATGGGACAAATTGTGTTTCCAAACGACAAGTGTTCATATAATCATCACCATAAGCAAATTCCACGATTTTTCCTTTATTATTACGAACAGTCATATCATATTCTACTTTTAAATCTTCCAAACCCTTGATTAATCTACGTTGAATATAACCAGTTTGAGAAGTTTTTACCGCTGTATCAATTAAACCAACACGACCACCCATCGCATGAAAGAATAATTCAGGAGCAGTCAAACCAGAAATATATGAATTCTCTACAAAACCACGAGCACCTGGTCCATCATCATATTTATTATAGTGTGGCAATGTACGGTTATCAAAACCATATGGAATACGACGTCCATCTACATTTTGTTGACCTAGACCAGTGATCATTTGTGTAATATTTGTCATACTACCTTTTGATCCCGATTTAACAATCATCAAGAACCTGTTATATTGACTCAAACTGTTACGAGCAATTTTACCCGATTCATTCATGGCTTTATCCAAGATTTGATTGACTTGCATTTCAAATTCTTCTTTATTAGTTTTCGACGTTTTATTGTCAAATATACCCAAATGAACTTTGTCAATAATCGATTGTACTTCCATTTTTTGTTTTGTGATTGCTTGAATAACACGCTGTTTTGTAGTTTCGTCCGCAATTAAATCGCTAATACCTACACTATACGCACTAGTTTTCATGTATTCCGTAACAATGTTCTGTAAATTATCGATGAAGTCAGAGCATGCCTTATTTCCAAAATCATTGAAACTCCTATGTAATATACCCTTTGTTCCACTCATTACAACCGATTTATCAATTTGACCACGAATATATTTACCATTACGAACTTCCAAAACATTATTAGATGTCTTAAAATCTTCACCGTCATCAAATAGACCATTTTTGTATTGAAGTGTTAAAGGACTCATAATTTGAGATAATATATCAAAACTCGATATTTTTGGACCTTCTCTTAAGGCTTTTGTATTTACATATTTATAACACATCAGCAAATTCATTGCTTCGCGTTGACTGAATTTGACATTAGGTCGCGTGAATCTATATGATCCCAAAAGTGAATCTTGATATATACCCACAATTGGGGAACTAGATCCCGGACTTATTATTTGATATGGTATTGCTGCCAAATGACGCAGCTCTGTTTCTGCCAATACATTTTGTGGCATATGCATATTCATTTCGTCGCCATCAAAGTCAGCATTGTATGGTTTAGTATCCGCTACATTCATGCGAAATGTATCACCATTTTTCATCACTTTAACTATATGACCCATCATCGACATTCTATGTAGAGATGGCTGTCTATTAAATAACACAACATCACCGTCCATCATATGACGATGAACAATGTCACCATTATGTAAAACAATCGAATCGCGGTCAACATATCGTAATGAAATATTTTGTCCATTTTTGCGTTCTAATATTTTGGCTCCTGGTTCATTATTTGGTCCACCATCTGGACCAATTTGAACTAGTTTTGTCAAATAATCTCTATTTCTTTCATTTACTTTGATTGGTTTAGTTATATTTTGCGCAATTTTTAGTGGTACGCCAAGTTGTGTAATAGATAAATTTGGATCACCGGTGATTACTGAACGTGCGCTAAAATCAACACGTTTACCCATGAGATTACCACGAATACGACCATTTTTACTATTAATACGACCCATTATACATTGAAATGGTCGACCAGAACGTTGTGCTAAAGGTGCGGCACCTTTGGTCTTATTATTAGCAATCATTGCTACAAAATATTGAAGTAGTTTTGTTAAACCATCAATAACATTAGAACTAGCATTACTTTCTATTTTTTCTTGTAAATCCTTATTTGTACGAATAATATTACTATAAATATGTGTTAAGTCATCTTCGCTTCGTTGTTGTGCGTCATGTTTAACAGATGGACGTACAGCAGGTGGAGCAACTGGTAATACACTACAAATCATCCATTCTGGTCGCGACCAAACCGGACTAAACCCCATAAAATGAATATCTTCATCACTAATACGTTTGAAAATTTTCATAATCCATTCTGGAGTTAAATGTACACTTACTTTGCTGTCATCTTCACCCATTTTTTTCCATTCTGCGTATATAGATGCCATTTCAAATAATACTATTTTATCAGGTTGTTTACAACCACAACCATCACTTGTAACATTTCCACAACGATCGATTTTTTCTGCCATTTTAGAAACAATATCCCAACGATTCTCTGCTTTCTTTTCTAACAAATATGAATATGTTTCTTTATTTATTTTTAATTTACTACATTTAAAACATACACATTTTAAAATTTTCATAATATCCTTCAAATGTTGTATAAATAAAACTGGTCGTGCCAATTCAATATGTCCAAAATACCCAGGAGTATGAATGTATGTATATCCATCCGTTGGACAAATTGATCCTGGTTCCAATACACCCATACGAGAATCAAATAACCCACCAGTTACTGGTTTATTATTTATATATGTTTCTCTATTGGTAACTTCAACAACTGAATTTTTACGAATTTCATCAGGAGATAAAATACTAAACTGGATACCTATAATTTTCGACGGATTCATAATAGACATTACAATGTATTATATTATTTATTTATATTATATTATTTTCGTTTCAATTTTTTTATATTCATTGAATATATATAATATATGTATGGTGGATCAATGATTGATAGTGGCGGTTTTGGTTGTATTTATAAACCGGCTATTCGCTGTGCGAAAAGTAAAAAACGTCATGATGGTATAACAAAGCTACAAATAAAAAAATATGGATTAGAGGAATACAAAACTACAAAAGCTATTCAAAAAATATTGAAAACTGTGCCAAATTATGAGAATTACTATATTGTAAGAATAACTAAATGTATACCTGACAAGTTAACTGCTCAGGATAAAAAACAAATGGACTGTTATGCTTTGAATAAAAAGAATATAACAAAGAAAAATATAAATAATAATTTAAATAAATTAGTTGCTATACAAATGGCATATGGTGGTCCTACCTTGAAAACAACTGTAAAAAATATAAAAAGTTTTGAAGAATTTACGACAATGTTCAAGAAGGTTTTGAATTTTTATCAATATGGATTATTACCTATGAATGAAGTCGGTATAATTCACAGTGATATGAAATTAGCAAATTTATTGTATGGTGAATATATTAAATTAATTGATTGGGGGTTTACTATAAACCTGAACTCCGATTACGATATTAAAGAGAGAAAATTTCATTTTAATCTTCCATTTTCAGTAATTTTATTTGAAAAAATGTACTATACGAAAATATTTTTCGATAAACGTAATATTACAAAAAAAAATGTAGAAAATTTGGTATTACTATTAATTGAAGAAAATAAATATGATAGTCATTTGGAATATTTGGATGAATTATATGAAAATTTTAATATTAAAAATATAAGATCATATATAGTGAACTATTTAACTGAAATTATTTATAAATATACTGATAATACAACTAAAGAATTGGATATAAAATCATATTTCCATGATGTTTATATACATAATTGTGATATATGGGGTTTTATGATGATGTTTGTTGAAATGTTTGATTATTTAAATGCGTCTTTATTAAAGGATATTAAAATGCAAAAATTTACAAATATGGTATACACAATCGTTGATGATTATTTATTAAATATTAAATATGCTACTGAAAAATATAATTTACAAAAACTTTATAATGAACTTCAAAAGTGTATTGAATAATAAAAAAATTGATTCTAAAAATGAGTTTATAGAAATAAGTATAAACTCATTGCGTATTATATATAATGGCACGTGGTAAATCTGATAAGAAATCCGATAAGCGTTCTCATCGTAAAAGAATTGTTGAAAGCGATTCTGATAGCGAAGAAACAATCGGAAGTAATGATTCTCATAGCGAAGATGAATGGAGCACTGAAGAAGAATATGAAGATTCTGAGGAAGATTCTGAGGAAGATTCTGAAGAAGAATCCG